GCAGACGAACAGGGTCGAGATCGAGTGCGACTACCGATTCAGCCGGCTCTGGCAGCTCAACGCCTCGTATGGTTGGCAGCACCCCGGCACAGGGAACGCGGTCGGCGAGGCAGGGTTTTGCAACTGGCGCGGCGATGACACCGAGTTACCTGATGTCGAGATGATCACCTCGGCGACCGAGAGCAGCGGTCAGACGTTGTTCTATGCGACCTGGTATCCACTGCCGCCCACGGGCGTCTACTGCAATCCGCCGGCGGCATGGGGCAACAACTTCGCCGAGCTGCTGCTCGGCGGAAATTGGATTGCTGGCCGGCGCTGGGTGCAGTCCGTTACCGAGCGCTATCGGTTGGTCATGGAGGTTCAGCCGAGCGTTGCGGCGACCGGTCCGATTGTTGGTCGGCAGCGTGCCTCGTTCGAGATCGAGTCGGACAGGGCCGAGCGCTGGGAAAGCGAGCCGATCACTGGCGGCAGCACCGGCCACGACGACGAGAAGGATGGCAGCCGGCGTTTGTCCGCGCTGAACTGCTTGTTGGCCCAGGGAGCAACGACGCTTATTGCTGCGCACCGTGGCACAACCGTGACCTGGGATGTTCCGACATCCATGGTCTTGCCGATCGATCTGGTGCATACGCTCCGCCTCGATGATCAGGGCGCGCGTGCGGTGGGCAAGTGTCGGCGCATTGTCGACCGGCTCGACCTTGCATCCGGAAGCGCCCTGACCACGATCTCTATCGCGGTGATGCGAGGCGGCGGTGGCGCAGCAGACCCCCTTGTTCCGCCGGCTGGCTCGCCCGATCCCGTCAGCCCGCCGTCGGGCGGCGGCCAGCTCTCGACGCAACTCGGGGGGCGAAACGGAAGTCCCGCGTATGACGATGAGGCGGATGGTTTCTCGGGCAACTGGAGCAATCGCGATCCCGGCGCCGAACTGTTCCCGCGGCGCTTCTCGTTGACTGCAAAAGATATTCCGGAGACCTACAGGGACGAGCATTCGCCGGAGCTTGCAGCCACTTACCGGGTGTCCGTGCCTGACGACCTATTGGAGATGTAGCGATGGCGAGAGCTTGGATCAACAACTGGAAGACGACGCTGAGCGCCGGCCTTTCGCCTGGCGCGTTAAGCCTGACGGTGCCTGATGCTGCCGCCGCGCTGCTGCCGCTATCCGGAGGAAGCTGGGTGCTGTTGACGCTCGCAGATGACGCCGGTGCGCAGCATGAAATCGTGAAAGCAACCACCCGCGCCGGTGGGGTGGTGACGATCGAGCGCGCCCAGGAAGGAACCTCCGACGGCAACTGGCCGGCGGGAACGGCGATCTATGCCGCCGTCACGGCCGGCGACCTCATGACGCTCCAGGCGCGCATCCAGGCTCTGGAGTCCGGGGCGTCTGGCGGCACCCTTGTCGACGAAACCGGCGCAACGCTGGTCGACGACGCCGGCAACAACCTGATCATGGAGAACATTTGATGGCAACTGTTACGCACGTCCTGTCCGGCGCCGGGGAGCCGCTCGACCCGCCACCAAGCATCGGTGCTCACTACGTGAACACGAACAACGGCGCGCTATACCTGGCGAAGGGCACCGCGAGCGGTGCCGATTGGGTGAAGCTGGGTAGTGGCGGTGGCAGCGCTCCGAGCGAGGTGCTGCATGTCAATACCGACGGCCAGTTCCTCCTCGGGCCTCAACACTCATTTGTTGATGCCCGTCTGTTCGCAATTCCCGAGCTTGGCACCGCCGCAATTGGAATCGATCCCAGCACATCCCGACAGTTCGACCTGAACATCAGAACCTGGGCTCCGAGCGGGCAACAACTGCAAATCAGGGTTACGTCGGGTGAATTGCCCGGAGGTATGTCGATCGTGGGCACCTCCAGGCAGTGGGCGGCGCAGGAGTCGTATGGGTTCGTGATCAATGCAAATGACCTCAACGGCGAGGTGTGGGCGCGCATCTATTTCGATGCTGACGAACTCACCCTGTCGATGCTGGTGTTCAGCGATGTGCTGAACGCGTAGGAGATAGCGTATGGCTCTTTCAGATGAGCGCCGCAGCCTCGGCGCGAGGAATGAAGCGATCCGCCGCGCCGGCGGCCAACGGGTTGAAGCGGAGCGGCGTGGCGACCAGGGCTTGACCGCGGCACTCAACCGGCTGATCGAGCCGGAGCGCCAGGCGCGGTCGCTGCGGAAAATCGATCCGCGCGGGGCTCTGGATGCAAAGCGCGGACGGGCTGACTACAACCCTGTCGGGAAGCAGATCGGCGGTGGCGGCGGTATTGCTAGTCCCTTGATCGAGGAGGATGCCGGCCAGCGCGAATACTACGAACTGCAGACAATCCCCACCAGCGATGGCTTGGCGTGGCTCCGGTATCGCAGCGTGAAGAAGATCGTCATGACCGACGCGTCAGGCGCAGAAGTGGTGATGGAGTACGCGAACGATGTTTCCCAATAGCCCGCTCGATGAAGCTCCGCAGGTGTGGGGGTGGCCATGGCACGGCCTAATACGACAACCAATCAACGCCGTTGATTCGACCTTGACGTTACCAAGCGGGCGCACGATGAAGATGCCTGCGGTCAGGACAGCAAACGATACTGCGCTCTGGAATGTAGGGATGCCTGTTCCGAACGTTGAAACCGAGGATCCTGACGAGCGCTGGCTCAACCGAGCGATCATGCGCGGAACCGGATTAGCCGAGGCATACGGAGGGGTATCACTCCAGCCGGCATTCATCCGTGGTTACACCGTCCGTTGCGGGGTTGAGGTTACGTTCAATTCATTTCTCGGAACAGCATCCGCAACCTGCTCTGTTCGGGATGGTGTAACGGGATTCATTGGGCAGATCACAAGCAACGCTATCGCGCCTGCTGCACTGGGTATCCCCGTCCAGCCAGCAGGTATGTCATTTCAAGTCCTAGATGTAAATCACGACGGAACGCGCCGAGTATTCCGCGTCGACTATCAAGAAACTGTTGACGGCTCGGTGATTGCCGGCGGCATGGTGGAGGTGCGCATTAGCGCAAGCGGAGCGGCCGGATTCAAAGCTGAGTTGGTTGTCGTGGCTACATGGAGCCAGGTTCAGTTTGCAACGTTGTCCAGCAGTAAGCCAGACGTTGACCCGAATACTCATACGCGGTTCTGGTGGGACAGTGCGAGCGGCTCCTACGTTTCAGGAACAAGCGATCCCCCTGGAATACCGGTCGATACACGCGTACTCCAGGGAGGCTGGACTGCTAGCCTGCAAGCTGAAGCGATTGCCACGGCTTGGTACGGAATGTCCGGTGGCTTGGAGTTCGTGCGGATAGGGGTCGATCTGGTCTCAGCTATACAGCGCGCCGCAAGTGCTGCAGGTGATCACGTTGCGTTCAGTCAGACCGACGATATGACAGTTGTATATACACTGCGGTCGGAGGCAGGGGAGGCGACCGTAACTCTTCACAATACCGTTGTGCAGTCGGGGTCAATTTTCGGGACTGGCGGTCCTGGGACTGCGCTCATCACCGATAGCATTGATGGGCAGACTGTTGGCACTGGCTCGCAGAGCGTGACTTTGAGTGATCAGTACATATACACGCCAGATGTGGGCGACACATATGCACGCGGTTTGAACTGGAGCTCTCGCATCCAGCTATTTTCTCAAGGGCTGGATGGGCACCTGTCGTCGTTCGGTGTGCAGTACGCATGGCCTGTCCAGAGGTACTCGAACAAGCTGCTCGGTATCGTTGCAGTCCGGCATAGCGCAGTAGGCACGCCTGATGAGCGATATCGATTTGCAGGCGCGGCATTCACCCCTCATGGCGTGCACGGCACAAGTCAGAGTGACGTGGATGTTGGGGGCTTCTCTGCCGTCCAGCTTGAGGCGTGGGGTAAGGGCTCTTACAACCCTCTCACCGGCGACGCTATACGCAACGACCCGAACGCCTTCTATTCCTACGTTTGATTTCCTCCAAAGGAGACGCCGCATGACGCCGGCCTGTGTACCCCTGCGCGTGGAGCGCGGGGCGACGTTCCGCGACACGATGCGGATCATGCAACCGAGCCTTGTCTACCGGCCGATCACTCAGATCGCGCCGACCGCTCCCGTCCGACTGACCATCCCTGGGCACGGATTGCCTGGCACGTGGCTGGCCTGGATCGATGGCGTCCAGGGCATGTCCGAACTGAACCGCGCTCGGCTTCGGCAATTGCCTCACCGGGTAGCGTCCATTGACGACGACACGATCGAGATCAACCTGCTGTCAGCCGTTGGGCTGGCGCCTTTGGGTGGGCAACTGATCTATCAGCCACCGGTTGACCTTACTGGCGCCGAGGTGCGGATGCAGATCCGCGCCGAGCCAGGCGGGACTGTGCTGATGACGCTGGCGCTCGGATCCGGCCTTGAGATCGTCGGCGCTGGAACGATCTCGCGGGAGATATCGGCCTCCGCTACCGCGGCGCTGATGTGGTCGTCGGCGGTCTACGACCTGGACGTGACATACCCGGATGGAACGGTCCACCGCTATTACAGCGGGCCGATCAGTGTGAGCCGCGGGGGAGGGTGCGATGGATGACGCCGCCGAGCCCTGGGCGCTGGCGATCGAGGTCGATTGCGAGCCGCTTGTGCTCAGCGAGATGCAGGAATACGCGGTCACAGTGACGCCGCCGGCAGATGTGCTTGTGGTTGTTGCGGGTGACCAAGGGCCTCCCGGGAGGGATGGCGTAGACGGTGCCCAATGGGGCGCGACTGATTGGTGATGAAATGGCCCAGATTCGATTTTTCAAAGTGGCGACCCTGCCGGGTACGCTGGAGCCGGACAGCTTCTACTTCGTGGAGAACAGCAACTTCGCCGAATCGTATTTGACGAACTCGGCGGGTGTGGCGCGCTCGATCGGCAACAGCGCGATGATCAATGCGCTGATCAACGAGGCGTTGGCCAGCCTGCCCGGCACCGGCGCGCCGATCCTGTTCGTTGTGGATATCGCCGCGCGCGACGCCCTGGAGCCTGAGGGCGCAATCTTCGTCCTGGTTCAGGATGCGAGCGCGGACCCTACAGTCGAATCCGGAGCTGCGCTGTACGCATGGAACCCTGCGACCAGCGCCTGGCTGAAGGTGGCCGAGTATGAGTCGATGGACGTCGAGCTCAACTGGGACGCGATCAACGGGCGCCCGACGTCGACGCCGGCGCAGATCGACACTGCCGTTTCCCAGGCGCACACGCACGCGAACAAGTCGACGCTGGACAAGTTTGGTGAGGAGTCGGGCCTGGTGCGCTTCAACGGCCAGCCGATCCCGGCCGAGTGGAATGGGACGGCCTGGTAATGGCTGCGCTCCAGACCCACAAGGTCGTCGCGCAGTTGCCTGCGGTGCTGGAGCCGAACGCGATCTACTTCGTCCGGCGCAGCACCGGATACGACCAGTTCGTGACCAACGGCGCGGGCGTCGTGGTGGCATACCCGATGAACGTCCGCATCCCCGCGGCTGTTCCTGGGTATCTCGCCGATGGTTCCATGCTTCGGCTCACGATGAACCCTGACGGCCAATTGCCGGCCTATACCGCCGGCGGCGCAACTCTCAACCTACAGGTGCTGTTCAATGGCTGATATACGCCCGACGAAACTCCAGGCCGACGGCAACGGCTACGGCAGTCTCCGCGAGTTCGCCGACGGCGACACGGTGCCGGTTGCGCTTGGCGGCACAGGCGCTGCAACTGCCGCTGGCGCGCGCACGTCCCTTGGGCTTGGGAGTGCTGCAATTAGAGCTGCCCTGGGTTCAACTGGGGCTTTGTACTCGCGAGACAGCATTCTCGG